TGAATTAAGAAAACAACAAGTTGCTGGTTTCTATAGAGACATAGAATTGAAACCAGGATTAATGAATGAAACTGAAGTAGAGAAAAAAGAACGAGAACTTGAAGGACAAAGTAAAGGTAGAGAAGAAGATATTTTTAATTTGTTAGAGTGTCACGTAAATTTAGATCTTGAAGGTTTTGAAGACATGGGTGAAGACGGTGAACCAACAGGAATTAAAATGCCTTACGTTGTAACTGTAGAAGAAAACTCAAGAGAAATTTTATCAATCAAAAGAAACTACGAAGTCGGTGATCCATTAAAGAAAAAAATAGATTATTTTGTACATTTCAAATTTTTACCAGGTTTAGGTTTTTATGGTTTTGGTTTAATCCATATGATTGGTGGTTTATCAAGAACAGCAACAGCTGCTTTGAGACAACTACTAGATGCAGGAACATTATCTAATTTACCTGCTGGATTTAAACAAAGAGGAATCAGAATTAGAGATGATGCACAATCTATACAACCTGGAGAATTTAGAGACGTAGACGCACCAGGCGGAAACATTAGAGATGCATTTATGATGCTTCCGTTTAAAGAACCATCGCAAACACTCTTAGCACTTATGGGCGTCGTAGTACAAGCAGGTCAAAGATTCGCTTCAATAGCAGACTTGCAAGTAGGTGAGGGTAATCAACAAGCGGCAGTGGGTACGACAGTAGCTTTGTTGGAAAGAGGAAGCAGAACAATGTCTGCTATTCACAAAAGAATTTATGCAGCCCTAAAACAAGAATTCAAATTAATGTCTAGAGTTTTCAAGTTATATCTACCACAAGAATATCCTTACGATGTTATTGGTGGTCAAAGAATGATTAAACAAACTGACTTTGACGATAGAGTAGATATATTGCCAGTTGCGGATCCCAATATTTTCTCACAGACACAGCGTATTTCCCTCGCACAGTCGGAACTGCAGCTGGCTCAATCTAATCCACAAATTCATAATTTGTATCAAGCGTATAGAAATATGTATGAAGCGTTAGGCGTTAAAGATATTGATAAACTTTTAAAACGACCACAAGTTCCCACACCGAAGGACCCAGCGTTAGAACATATTGATGCTCTCGCTGGGAAACCATTCCAAGCTTTCCCTGGTCAAGACCATAGAGCACACATAACTTCGCATTTAAATTTTATGGCAACAAACATGGCTAGAAATAATCCGATGATTATGGCTTCATTAGAGAAAAACTGTTTTGAACATATTTCTTTAATGGCACAAGAACAAATTGAAGTAGAATTTAGACAAGAACTACAACAAATCATGGCAATGCAACAAAATCCACAAGCAATGCAGAACCCACAAATGCAAATGCAGTTAAAAATGATATCTGAAAAGATTGAAGCAAGAAAAGCACAACTGATTGCTGACATGATGGAAGAATTTACTAAAGAAGAGAAGAAAATTACTTCACAATTTGACAATGATCCTATTGCTAAGCTAAGAGCAAGAGAGTTAGACCTTCAAGCACAAGAAAACCAACGTAAAAAAGACGAAGGTGAAGAGAGAATCAATCTTGATAAGATGAGAGCTATGATGAATCAACAAAATCAAGACGAAAAACTAGAACAAAACGAAGAATTAGCAAATTTAAGAGCTGATACATCG